AAAGCAATGTTTTTTGCAAATGCTACTACTCCAATTTCGACGACCACAGGGTTTATAAATTTTGGTAAAGATGGTGACTTTGCTGATGCGATTTCTATTTATCAATTTAGACCCGATAACGAACAAAGAATCACGTTTTTTAATTCTTTGGATACTGCTGATGGGATAATTGCTCTTTTAGAAGATAACTCGTTGTTTTTACCAGCCCAAAGGGTTGCTGGATTAAACATAGGGATGGCTTCTGATAGCGTGCTTGGTTTTTTTGTAAACGACCAAGTATGGTTTAGGATTGACTCGGGTGGGTCATATTTTATGGATGGGAACGCTAACGATGTTTTGCGAATCCAAACAAACGGACAGTTAGAATGGTTTGATACATCTGCTTTACAAATAACGGTAGGTGCAGCCGGAACAGCCGACGGTCTTCCTGCTGCACCTAGAGAATATCTAAAAATAGTAACACCAAACGGTAACGGTGTCATACCTGTTTATAACGCATAAGTGATAGGAAATTATGAAAAAACACATTATTACAGTCGAACAAATCCAAGCAGTCTTAAATGTCTTAAATGAGGCTCAAGTTAAGGGAGTGGCGCAGATAACCATTATGCTTACTTCTTTGCCGCCTTTGACAGATATGAAAGACGTTAAAATTGAACCAAAAGTACAACAAATTAAACAGGGAGAGTCAAAATGAACGAACAAGAATTAAAAACGAGTTTAACGCAAGTACAGGGCGCAATTTTTCAAATCGAAGAACTGCTTAAAGTTGTGAGCGAATCACAAGCCAACGCTAAGATTGCCGCCGCAAGGTTAGAGCAGCTTCTAAAGCTTCCGAATCAAGGGGGATCAATTCGTGGAGCTATTTTAGTTCAACGCAAAGCAGAGGTTATCGCACAGGTCGAAAGGTTTTCTTCCGTAGCAAACTCCGCTCTCTCTATGGCTCCACAATTAAGCCAAGGTCTTGACGCTTTAGTCGTTGCATTCACAGCAGCAGGAGAGCCAGAAGCGTGAAAAAAATTGTGATTACAGAAGCGCTTAAGAATAAGCTTCTTCAAGCATTAAGCGAATCGGCGCTAAAGGGTGCGGTGGCTTTAGCTTTTGATCTAAACGCTTCACCGGAGTTAAAAGAGGCCGAGAAAAAAGGCTCGACGGACCAAGGTGATGAAGGTCGCAAGAAGGTGTTGTCTGTCACCTCTTGAGAAATAGGTTTGATTCCTATTCGAGCCACCAGCATCATGGTGTCATGTCTAAGTACATGCGAGCAAAAGATGTTTGGGACAGTTTAATAAGCGGCGACGGCTTTTTGCAGATGATAGAAATCAGAAAAGAGCCTGTTTTAAATCTTTTCGTTGGCAAAAAAGCCAACGTCTTAGCTCTTTATGACTCCGAGTGCTTTAGTGTGAACTCACAAAAGGTTGAGTCTGTTGTTTATGCGAGCGATCACATTTACTGTTTAATAGGTGGAGTCGCCCATCAAACTAGGTTTGTAATTTTTTGCGTGGACTACGCCAAGAAGGTGACGATCCTTCAGGTTTCAAAAAGATCTTACGCTTCTTTTATCAAAACCATTTTCAAAACAAAAGAGCTTGAAAGGTTTTACTTCGAGGGAAAACAAGACTCTCAAATAGTTCACTAAATTGGTATGCATTAGCAATAACGAGCAACGTACCTTTGTAGGGTATGGTTTACTAATACGATCCAACGGACTTGGAGTCACAAGAGATTGCAAAGATAGAGGCTCAGAAAGAGCTAGATCGTAAGCTTTTAATTGAATCAGAAGACATCAAGTGGATCATGTCGAACAAACGTGGTCGAAGATATATCTGGAGGCTCATAACCAGAGCTGGCGTTTACAAAACGTCTTTTACTGCAAATTCAAACGCAACCGCTTTTAACGAGGGTGCGAGAAACATTGGTCTCTCGATTATCTCGGACGTTTACGACTCTGCTCCGGAGTCTTTTGAAGTGATGGTTAAGGAGAACAGACAATGACTACAGACGCAAATCAAGTTTCGACGCAGGCCGCAACCACAAATGAAGGTGCTGCATCACAACCGCCAGCGAGCGAGGCCAATCAACCACAGGCATCTGTTGTTGAGAATCCAAGCGAGCAGGCAAAACCAAGCGAAGAGGCGCAGCCAAAAGCTGAGTCTGAAAAGCCTAGTGAGATTGAATACAAGCTCACTCCTCCAGAGGGAGTCACTCTAGATCCCGAAGCTGAGAGCGAGATTATTTCCGTGGCTAAAGAGCTTGGGCTTAAAAACGAAGGGGCGCAAAAACTACTCGATCAAAGACTCGGGCTTGTCTCAAAGATCAAGCAAGAGCTGAGTGACAGTGTTGAGGCTCAAAAGAATGCATGGAAAGAGCAGCTGCTAGCAGACAAAGAGATCGGTGGAGACAACCTCCAAAAGAATCTCGCGTTTGTAGCAAAGGCTCGTGACCAGTTCGCATCTAAAGAGCTTGTGTCTTTTCTAGATCAAACCGGACTTGGTGGACATCCAGAGCTTGTGAAGCTCCTCTACAAAGTCGGTAAATCAATAAGCGAAGACGCTGTTATTCCACAGAAGAGCAGTGTCGCGGTGGAGAAGAAGGACGCAGCTTCTATTCTCTACCCAAACCACTAACAAACACCTTGAAAGGGGTATGGCATGGCTACATTAGGCGTCGGACAGTTAACCCTGTTAGACAAAGCAAAAAGAACAGATCCAGATGGCAAGATTGCAAAGGTTGCAGAGTTGCTATCTCAAACCAACGACATCCTTGAGGATGCCGTTTTCGTCGAAGGAAACCTTCAAACTGGTCACCGTGTGACAGTTCGTACTGGTTTACCTACCGTTTACTGGAGAGCACTCAACGCTGGTGTGCCTTCTTCTAAATCTCAAACAGCTCAAGTTGATGAAGCTTGCGGCATGCTTGAGGCTTACAGCCAGATCGACATCGATCTTGCGAAGCTAAACGGCAACACAGCTCAATTCCGCTTGTCCGAAGACATGGCTTTCATTGAAGCAATGAATCAGGCTCAAGCTGAAACCATGTTCTACGGAAACCCCGGATCAGATCCGAAGAAATATCTTGGCCTTCAGGCTCGGTACTCTTCTCTTTCGGCTGGTAACGGTCAGAACATCATCAACGCAGCTGGAGCTGGATCGGACAACACTTCGATTTATCTCGTTTGCTGGGGCGAAAACACTGTGTTCTGCACATACCCAAAAGGTACACAAGCAGGACTCTTGCACCAAGACCTTGGAGAGCAAACCGTTTACAACGCTGCCGATAACAGCATGTACCAAGCGTACAGAACTCGTTACCAGTGGCAGAACGGCTTAGTCGTTAAAGACTGGAGATACGTTGTTCGTATCGCGAACATCGACGTCTCTAACCTCGTGAACGATTCTTCTGCTGCGAAGTTGATGGATCTCATGAGCCGTGCAATGGACAGAATCCCAAACATGTCGATGGGACGTTGTGCATTCTATGCAAACCGCACCATCTACTCGATGCTCAAGATTCAGGCCATGAACAAATCTCAAAACGCGATTGCTGTAGAGCCTGCGCTTTCGCAATTCGGAACTCATCCAGCTCACAAGATGACCACCTTCTTAGGTGTTCCTCTCCGACTCTGCGATCAGATCCTAAACACAGAAGCTGTCGTTAGCTAATTAAGGAAAGGAAAAGAACATGATTACCGATTCATTGTTACAATTATCGAATGCTCAAACCGTTAGCGGTTCTGGTGAGGTCTCTGACAACACCGTTGATCTGTTGCAGGCGAAGGACATTGGTGCTGGTGAAGAGATTTACGTTCACTTTAGCACTGTGACCGCTCCTGCTGGTGCTACGTCTGTCGAGTTTCAGATCATCACCTCTGCTGCTGCAAACCTTGGAACTCCAACCGTGATTGGATCGTCTGGTGCGATTCCTATCGCTCAGTTGTCTCCAAGCCTTGCAAGCGGTCGGGTTGTTGTTAAAGCAAACCCAAAGGTCGGCGGCGTAGGTCAAAGATACCTAGGCGCTCGATATGTTGTGGTTGGAACTCTCTCCGGAACTGATCCTGCTTTTACGGCTGAAATCGTAAAAGACTATCAGGACGGATTGAAATTCTATCCATCTGCATTTACCGTTGCCTAAACAGATAGGAGGGCGTGATGCCTAAATATAAGGTTCTTGCTAAATGCTGTATTAACAACCGTCTTTACGAAGAGGGTGAAGTTGTGGACTACGAAGGTAGCATCGTTAACTCAAGCGGCAAAAAGGCTAAACACCTAGAGCTGATTGAGGAAGCTCCGGCGAAGGTCCAAAAAAGTAAGCAGCAAAAAGAAGACAAAGAAGAAAAACCTTCTGAGTCTTAATTTAGCGGATAAAGTTTGACGGGACGGCTCTAGGTAAAATCAGGGTCGTCCCTCTTTAACGATTAAGGGGGCCGAAGAGCTATGTCTTCAAAAGTGTCTATTGTAAATTTAGCTCTGGCTAAGATCGGCGACTCAGCAAGCGTGTCTTCGATTGATCCACCAGAGGGAACTCCGCAAGCAACTTACGGAGCAATGTTTTACCCGATCGCTAACAGAAAGATGCAAGAGGACTTCCAGTGGACTTTTTGCACTAAGCGAATCAAGGGTGTTCAGCTTGTAAACGATGATTTTACAGAATGGCTTTATGCTTACAACGTGCCTGCCGAAGCGATCGACATTATTTCTGTGTTACCAGCAAACGCTCAGGACGACTACTCGGTTGCGGACACCTTTTCCGTTAACGGAAGGACCACGATCGTAAACGCTTTCAGTCAGTACGAGCCGCAGAAGTTTTCGCTTGAGACTCTAAACGACGGAACTCTTGCTATTTTAACAAACGTCGCAGACGCAGACATTAGATACACAAAGTATGTTGATGATCCTGCTTTTTATCCTGCCGGATACATAGACGCTTTAAGCTATTTACTAGCTCATTATCTAGCTGGTCCGATCATCAAGGGAGACGTCGGGATTAAGGTTTCTCAGTCTATGCTTCAAATGTATCAGATGGCGGTTGGTAGTGCCCGGTCTGCTGACGCTAACAACACGAGAAGAGTGATTAGGCAATCTGTGCCTTGGATGGCTGGTCGAGCATGAGAAGGATTCAGTTATCTTTTAACGGAGGCGAGGTTACTCCTCAGTTTTGGGGAAGGATTGATGATCCTAAGTATCAGTCTGGTCTTGCCCTTTGTTTAAACGCAATTCCACTTCCTCACGGTCCTGTGCAAAACAGAGCCGGGTTTAGGTTTGTTCGAGAGGTTAAAGACTCTTCCAAAAAGGTTAGAATCATTAACTTTGATTTTGGCGATGACGAAAACTGGATCGTAGAGATTGGTGAGGGTTATTTTCGTTTTCATAAAAACGCTGCCACTCTTTTGCAGGGGACTCCTGCGGCTTGGAGCAACTCCACTCCATACGTCGTTGGCGACTTGGTAAGTTTGTCTGGAACAAACTATTACTGCATTCTTGCTCACACAAATCAAACACCTCCGAACGCGACTTATTGGTACGCGATGCCAGCGACCGGAGAGTACGAGATCCCGAACGATTTTACAGAGGATGAGCTTTTTCAGATTCATTACGTTCAGTCTAGAGACATCATTACGATGGTTCATCCGGCTCACAAGCCTGCGGAGCTGAAAAGGTTTTCTAATACAAACTGGCAATTTTCAGACATCGCCTTCACATTGCCATTGGCTGGACCGACCGGAGTCACCGCCACAACAAGTGGATCTGGTGGAAGTCCTGTTGATTATTATACTTACAAAGTGACCGCCGTGAACTCCAACAAGGAAGAGTCTGTTGCTGGCACCTCAAGCCCGACCGGAACATTTGATCTTGCGACTGGATCAAACCACATTGACGTTTCTTGGAATGCTGTATCTGGAGCGGTTGCTTACAATGTTTATAGGTCAACCAGCACCGGATCTTACGGATACATCGGTCAGGTTCCAGTGCAGTCTGTTGCTTCGACGTACAGCTTTGTCGATTCAAACTACGACGAAGATCAGTCGAAAAGCCCACCCTCGACAGACAATCCTTTTGCGACAGACTATCCTAGAGCGGTTTCTTATTTTGAGCAAAGAAGAGCTTTTGCCGGTACTACACAAAAGCCTCAAACGCTTTGGATGACGAG